GCCGAGAAATATGGTTGTCGCGTCCTGGCTCCCGAGACTGCATCTGGCTTGTTCAGACTGTTCCTACAGGGGTATTCCTGCGGCGAGATCGCCAGGAACTCGAAGAAGTGGAAGGAAGTAGAGGTTCTGTGGGCCCGCAAGATGTATAACTGGGATCTCCAGCGGGTTGAGTACGCGGATTCACTCAATAAACGGGTGCGCGACCAACTATTCAAATCAAAAGCCGAATCTGTTGAGTTCCTGACGAGTATGCTTAATATGACCCACGATGAGTATCGTGACAAGCTGATGCGATACGTTGTCTCTGGCAACCAAGAGGATCGGCCAGATACGTGGGCAGATAGTCCATCTGGCTATAAACGAATCATTGAGGTCCTCCAGATGGTTACCGGGGAAGACAAGAAGTCCAAAGTTGATATTAACCAGACAACACAGACCACAATCGGCATAAATGCTGACGACCGGGATCTCCTGAAGAAGATTCTAACTCCGGAGGCCGCCGCTAAGACCCTTCGACATATCCTAACGAATAAGGAAGATAAATGAGTGTAGATGCAAAACGCGCATATTTGCTTATGCCGTGCCAGTCTAAAGAGCACCTAAGAGATTGGCTAGAGGTTTATCTAGAGTATATGATATTTGACACCACCGTGTCTCGCTTCTCGACGTCTAACCCACTCGATGCCCTATGGGAAGCTTACTCCTTCATGATGAACCCCGACACCAGAACTCCCAAGAACTTCTTGTTTGCTGCAGCCCGGTCAACTCAGAAAACTATAACCGTCGGGGCATTCGATACACTCATGGCGTTGCATGGCCGCCGAAGTTTGGTGCATTTCGCTGGATCAGAGGATCAAGTGGACTCCGGATATGCTTATATGAAGCGGTTTCTGGCTATGCCGTATATAAGAGATTTAGTCGACGGGAAAGTAACAAATGACGGCGCCACGCTACTAGTGCCCCAGTACGACAATGACATGTGGGTCTCAGGTAAAACTGCCTCAGAGATTAAAGCCACATCGCCCGATTCACTCCGACAAGTAGATATCATCGTTAAGTCAATTACTCCGTACACGGTTCAAGGCCTCCACGTACCGGGGCTGACAGTTGACGAGATCCATACTCTCCGTGGTGAGAAAGCCGTGGCATATAAAGATATTCGTAAGATACCGACCGCTTCGTGGGACGGAAAGCCTTGGGTCCGTATGGGGATTTCTTCACGTAAATCGCCTAACTCTATAGTAGAGAAGGAGATCGAGGATAAGGAGCGGACGGGACTCCTGCTCCGCCAATGGACCGTTCTTGAGGGCATTGAACAATGTCCGTCGTCCAGATCTGGCTCCGATTTTAGTCATGTTCGATACATCAATGTGTATAATGCAGACGAAAAGACTGAAGAGGACTTCACTAGTTACGCCGGAAAAGACAAGGATCGATATGAGAAGGCCGTGCTAGCCTCCGGTTGCCTGAAGTGCCCAATAAGATCCGTTTGCCTCGGTGATCTAGCAAAGCCCAAAGTAAAAAATAGATATCACCAGTCGGTCGATGCTGCCATTGTAGATTATCTAGGGGACAAGGATCGTGGATGGTATATTGCCCAGTGTATGTCCCTCCAGCCTTCACGTGAGGGGATCGTTTATTCTAGGTTCGACCGCAACACCTTCCATATGACGCCTAAGGAGATGATGGAGTTCGTCTCAGGCCGTCCCGCTCCCGATACAACGACCCAGGAGGACGTTGTTAAGTACCTCCACTCTATTGGGTTAAAGTGCTATCTAGGGCTCGACCATGGATTTACCGATCCGGCTGCATTCGTAATACTCTTCGAAGACTCCATTGGTCGCGTCTTCGTCGTCCACGCCTCTGCTGTCCAAGCTCTAGATCCGGTACAACTTAAGGATTACGTAGCCGAGCTTTGGCACAAGTACAAATTTACTCATTGCTATCCAGATACGGCCCAACCATCTCACAATGAACTTCTCCGCAAACTTAATCTATTCTTGGTAGTTGATGATTTCAGCAAAAAAGACGGTATCGCTAATGGGATATCTTATATACGCAGTAAGATTACACCGATGATCGGCGGCACGGCTTTCTATGGTCTTGAGGGCGCTTGTGACCCGCTAGTCAGTGAATTAGAGAAGTACCATTATATGTCCAACTCAGCCGGCGAACTGACTGATGTCCCTGCGGATAAGAACAACCACTGCTGTGATGCTCTCCGGTATGTCGCCTTGAATCGATGGGATGGCTCCGCCTCCCCGGCCTACTCTGTGTTCGACGAACCTAAAAAGACTACCGCTCAAGAGGAAGCATCTAGTCAAATTCTAACACAACAGCAGACGTGGCTTACTGATAAGATATCCGAATTGACCGGGGACATAAACTACGGAGCATCCAAGACGTCCAAGAATAAAGGTATAATCTGGGATATTTAGTTGCCATTATCTTCCAAACATGATATAATGTATTCAAGGGGTGTAATTATGCCTAAAGGTTATCTAAAATTTAACTTACCGGAGGAACAAGAGGACTTCAGAATCGCCCAAAATGGGTGGCGATATGAGCAGGTAATCTCTTCGTTCTATGAAATACTTCGACGTAAACAGAAGTACGAGGATATCGAGTCAATGACTATTGATGATATCAGACAGGTTATGTCCGACCTAATGGAAGAGTGGGAGATAACTGCAAGTCCCAGTGCAGTTCCGGCCAGTCATAAGCCCGCTGCCTCATTCCTCGCCTCTGCGACTGCCTGGTTATCCAGTAGAATTAGCAACTTAGGTCGAATCCTTAATTTATATCTGTTTATCCAAAAAAAGGGGTCATAAATGAGCCAAACCAATTTGCAGGTTAATCTTATTGTATTTTCAGACAATACCGCATCCAATAATCCTCTTTTAAGGAATATTGATGTGACGTATAAGCTTATGGGGCAGCCGTCCTCTAATCCCGACTCGAAGACGATCACCCTATCGCCCGGTGAAGTCCGAACTATCTATGACGGGACCAGGTCCACTTCCATAGACGGGACTACGGCCTTTACAGTGACTCGCCCAGACCCGACTAAGAACGTATACCGATTCACCAGCGTCGGCGGTACTCCTCCGGCATTCCGGGTTGACAGAGTCCCCGGTATCACGACAACTACCCAGTTTACAGTCACTGTCAACGGGCCAATCGCAACGATGACCGCCTCCACACTTCCGTTTGATACCACCAATATCCAAGTCGGCGATTTGATTAAAATTGACTCAGGCTCGGGCCTATCAGCATCGAACCAAGGCCGATTCTCTATCGTAGCCAAGACACTGACATCCGTGAGCTTCAAAAACTTGTCAGCTGTTGGCGAGACAGCCACGGTTGCTGACGCCTCCAAGATTCTTGTCTACTCCAATGGTGGCGGTGTGGCCAACCAAGTTCAGATCGGCGATAAAGTCGTTATTTCTGCAGGGTTCTCTTCAGCTACCTTTGGCCAATATGAGGTTCTTGAAGTCACCCCACTGTATTTCGACATCTGCGCCGGCACACCAAATGGCCTCCCTCTGGAATCAAACATCATCCCCACTGCATCTGGGCTTCTGTTCTATAGCCAAGCCAAAAAGTTCGTAATGGTCGCAGCCGAAGATAAGGTCGCCGTTCGATGTAACGGAGACGTCACGGATAATACTCTGGTCGAGCCGATTGAGCCTAACAATCCCGAAAAGGTAGGCTTGTTCCTTAAGAATGGGCAACTATATAAGCTTGTGCTGAAGTCAATGACCATTGACCCCGTCAGCGTAACTTATTCAACAATCGAGTGAGAATATGAGCGAAAATAAAAAAGTAGAAGTTGTCGAAGATCAGGGTCAGTCTATTCAGATGACCGACATCCAGCTCCCCTCTGAATCAGGCTTGATCGGGCAAATGCTCGCCAACCTGAGGAAGTCTGAGGACGCCAAGGCAGTCTCTCTGGCCTTCGAGATGGATCCGCTCCGTATGGGCTCCTTTGGAGCTGTTTATAAGCGGAAATCCAACCTGGTACCAAACGCCGTCCTCAAGAGGATCCGCGATACCGAGGAATTGGTCGGCGGAGTAATTCTACCGCTGCGCGCCAAACAGGTTTCACTATTTGGCCGCCCTCGTCCCAACCGCTTCGACATCGGCTTCGAGATCAACGTCCGACCAGAAATATTCGACAAATACGAAGACGAGCAGATTGATCAAATTAAAGAACAGATCGTTCCCAAACTCCGCGAACTGCTGCTTAATTGCGGGTACAACAACGGCCTGAAAGATCGCGAAAAACTCACGTTCTCACAATACCTTCATATGATCACCGAGGACATGCTGCTGTACGGATGGTGGGCCACTGAAATCATCTATGACGTCGCTGGCAACTTCCATAGTTTCCGCGCTCGTGATGCCGGCACGATGTACTACGCACTCCCCTCAAAAGAAGACGACCACGACGGCGAGATGGAATCAATCCGTCAAAGAGCTAGACTCGCCCTGGAAGAGATCAATGGCCATAAGATCGACATAGACCGCTTCTGCGACGGGGAATATACTTGGGTCCAGACCATTGAAGAGACCCCCAACCAGGTCTTCACCGATGACCAGCTCGTTATGTGGTCGCTGAACCCGTCCACCGACATCATGCGTAACGGCTACCCAGTATCACCAATTGAGCGCGTTGCCGCCGCTATAACGACCCATATTAACCTGACTACGGCTAATAAACTCTTCTTCCTGAATGGCCGGATGGCTAAGTCGATCATGGTCTTCAAGAGTAAGAACATGGACCATGATTCAATTGCGGCTATTCGCGCCCAAATGACGGCCCATATCAATTCCGCCGGTGCTGCCCACAGGATGCCGGTATTCCGTGTCGAGCCGACTGATGAAGTGAACGTAATGCCACTAGACTCTGGCGGTAGGGATATGGAATTTACATATTTAGCAGATCTTAATAAGAGGATGATATTCGCCGCATTCCAATTATCTCCCGATGAAGTTGCCAGCTTGTCGTACCTATCTCGCGGAACTAACAGTCAGGCTATGTCTGAAGCTAACAACGAATGGAAACTCCTGAAATCTCAGGAATCAGGCATTAGACCACTTCTGAGCAACGTAGAGGCCTTCCTAAATGAAAGACTTTTGCCCAAGATCAACCCCGAGTGGTCGAAGCTAGTCTATATCAATCTCTCTGGCCTAGATGCCGATAGCCCTGAAAAAGAAGCCACGCTTCTCCAGCAAGGTTCGGCTCTGTACATGACCATGAACGATATTATGGACAGAGTTGAGAAAAAGCGCGTCCCGATTGGTGGCGATCTACCTATGAATGCTGCGTTTTTACAAATTTTGGAAAAGTATTACACCATGGGTGAACTCCTTTCCGCCTTTGAACCTGAGCGCTATAAGGATGCGGCCAAAGACCCCAAGTTCCAGTTCTATATCAATAACCCCGCTTGGTTCCAGTTCCAGCAAATGCAACTCCAGCAGCAACAGATGGCCCAACAACAACAGATGCAGCAACTCCAAGCTCAGCAGCAAGCGCAAGCAGTACCGGGCCAGCAGCCGCAAGAAGCTCCGCCCCAGGAAGAACAAGAACCGAACCTCGATTCGTCTATCGCCCAGCTCCAGCAAATGCTTGGGAAGTCCGAAGCTGTCCAGCAGAATAAGAATCAGATGTTGAAGATCCACGACAAAGTTAAGAATAAGATCATCAGTGACTTTGAGAAGAACTCAAAAGAGCAGTTCGACAAAATAATGTCAGCGTTCACTGGCAAAAAGGATAATAAATAATGCTGCCTTCTGGCGGTCGTGGCCACATTATACGAGGTTAAATCATGAGGAGCCTGACAGCCGAAGAAGTCAAATGTAGGCTCCCATCTCACATTACGTTGGATGTCTCTACGTATAAAAGAACCAAAATCAAAGCTCGCTTTATCGACTCCGAATACGGTGAATGGTGGGCTTTACCGAACAACGTCCTGAGTGGGCAGGGGCATATCAAGCGCGGGAGGCCAAATACATTAAAAGGGGCTAATCGTGGACTATTCTAATAAATTCAATAAGATTGTCACTGATCCGATCGAGGAGCTATTTGAGAGGGCCAAGCTGGAATTCCTCGGCCCAGAGTACGCTAAAGCGTTTGTGTTCCAGTATCGAGATTATGATCCAAGCACCACCATCCAGTCAGCCTACGTAAAGTCCGCCCTGGTGCATAGCCCCACCGGGAAGTTCGATAATAAGATGATATCCAAGGTCGCCGATGTGGCCGAAGGGTATATCGACAAGCTCAAGGAAACCACAATGGCCGATGTGCTTAGTGTTACGACTGGTACCCTCAGTGACATCAGTCTTCATAGCAAGCTTTCCGGCATGTCTACCTCGGACTATGCAAAGACTAAGAATGGCATAGAGATGATCAAGGACATGTTCGATAAGCTGTCCGAAATCCGCGAAAAGACCGTGGAATCGCTTAGCCGCATCGTAGATCACGAGACGGTAACCGCCCAGAGCTTCGGAGCCACTGACGGCATCCTTGAAGCGGCGAAGGCTATTGGCATTAAGGATCCGATCATATTCAAAATCGGGATTATCGATGAGCGCCGCTGTAATGCCTGCAAACTGCTCTGGGCTCAACCCGATGAGTTGACCCCTAAGGTCTACAAGCTGTCCGAATTGGCCGCTACCCCTGGTGACTACAAGACCGGATATGTGGCCTCTGTTGCCCCCACACATCCTGGATGCCGGGAGATCCAGACGGCCCTGATGCCGGGGTACGGATTCTCTGGCGGGAAGATCGCCTACATCGGTCGCAATGACCAAGGCGTCCTGTGGAATGAGTGGTCGTTCCAGCGCACCGGGAATGGTTGGGCTTAGTAAAACTATTTAATCCCGGTCTATTCATTGCCATGTTCCCCCTCCCGTAATACAGTATCAAGAAGTTTTGGCGCGATGCGTTTAAATGCCTCCCATCTATTTGTTCGCACAAATATGATAGTAAGATTCCCGATTTTTAAAGCATTACCATATTTTGATGATTTATACACAAATAGCAGGAATCCATAAAAACCAGCTAGAACAGTGACTATATTGCCAAGTATGTTGAATACGATGTCTATAGTATGCATTTTTTCTCCGATTAAGTGCCATATAATGGTCGAGCTTAATATAATACCCCATGTTTGTACCATTCGGGCTTTACTGCCCTAATTAATCTGTCAAATTCCATATCATACGATCCTCCGGCCTTGGTAGTGTAGCTATTTAGTGCTCCAGCCAATCGCCTCTCTTCGGGATCCTTAGACTTTTGTGATGGCCGATTTCTAAGTGTTAATAATGATTGTTGATTTCCAATTTTATTGTTGGCGGATCGCTTTTTACGACCTGAACTATCCGCCGTAGGTAATTTCGAGTAGTCCGCGGATCTTTTAGATTTTCCTATGTTCTCTTTGATTATTTGACAAGCCCTGTCGTATAACTTATATTCATTAGTCCACTCGGGTCTTTCCAGGTATATTCTCTCAACAAAATCTGGATCGAACTGTCTAGATTTGTAATAGATGTATGCGTAGTACTGGTAGAAAACCCTCCCGTCCTTCTTTGTCGGCTCGTCCTTTAGCGACAATATCCTATTTTGCTTTTCTAATTTTGGTGTATTATCCATGGCGTCTATCTTTTTCCCTGTCTGCGAACTATTAAGCCATTCCGGCTTTTCAGTTTTTATGAGACTATGAAAATCAGGATCATATGATCGGCTACCCTCGTAAATATAGGATCTAAGCCTTCCACCCCAAGCCCGCTCTTCCGGGTCCTTTGATTTTTCGCTTGGTTTTTTTTGCATTGCCAACAGTATCTTTTTGTATTCTTCGGGTTTTTGTGGTGACTGCAGTCTAGGCCTATCGAACCACTTGGGTTTCATTTTTCGGATTAAATCATCGAATTCTGGATCATAAGAGCTGGAAGTTTTTACCGTGTAACTCCCCAGCGCTCTCCCTAACCTCCTCTCTTCTGGATCTCTCGACGCTTGAGACGGCCTGTCCTCTAATTTGAGTAATAGCTTCTTATTCTTAGCTGCCGTATCTATAACCGGGAAGTACTTGTCCAATAACCCCGGGTAATTCTTTTTTAAATAGCTTAAGAATCTTCCTCCGTCTCCAATTTTGGATAATTCCGATCTAGTAATCATCAGTTCTCTCTCCTATTCCATTTATCCAATAATCCACGACTATTCTTCAATAACCATCTATACTGAGCGCGGGATTTTGCAAAAAATGCCCTTCTGTTCTGTTATTTGTTTTAGATGTAAAATTCATTGCCCCACCTCCTATCGCCACTAAAGACACTTAAAATCCACCCAATTTGTATGCATATATGGCCCAGGAGATATTTGTATTCTCGCCGTCAGTTCCTGCGGATATAACTCCAACAACCTCCATCGTCTCCAGATCAAAAACAGGTGATCCGCTCGATCCATGGTCACTGCTGCTATTCGATGTTGCGAAATCGTAATCAAGGCCGATACACCCATATGAGCTGCCGCCATAGCAATCACCGATGTAGTTGCTCTGCACCTGACCCAAAGATGTATAGAGATCCTCGAAAGCAAGGGGAAAGCTCATGTTAACATTCCATTTGCCGACACTGTTTTCATATGAAGTCGGGCGTATCATGACAGGTTCGCCGCCCAATGTTGTATTAACTTTGATCTTAGCCAGGTCGTAGCTTGCGGATGATACCGCAAGGTAGCTAATAGTACAATTCGAGCCCGCATCACAATCTCCGCCACTAAGATAAGTGCCACTAATTGTGTCTAAGTAGTCGTAAACTCCGTCTATTTTGAATCTCTTTGCCTCGCCGCTCTTGCACGGGCTATCTACAACATGCTTATTAGTAGCTATTGCATCAGCGCTTATCCTAAATCCGCTGCCAAATGATATGGCCTTGCCGCTGCATTGGACGGTAATTCTATATACGCTTTTCCTGTATCTTGTATATATCGCCCTGGTCCTGTTGTAAATATCCAATGCGTCCCTGCCTGCGTCCCCCCTATCGCCCTTGTCACCCTTAGCCCCCTTATCGCCCTTAGCCCCACTGTCGCCCTTTAATCCGGGTGGACCAAATTGGCCATCTTTTGCGCAGGCAACCGTAGATAATAGACAGAAAGCCCCGATAATCACTTTAATTTTTCCCATATGCTACCTCCTACGAAAAAGAATAACATGGTCGTAATCGGTAGTCAATTTTTTTATTTTCTTGTCTCATATCGAGACGTTAGCTCATTTAAACCAATGTGGTTTGGTTTTACGGATGAGTTTATCGAATTCTGGGTCATAAGAACCACCTTTCCGAGGATTCGTGTACGAACTCAATCGGAAAGCTATTCTTCTTTCTTCCGAATCTTCGGAAGACTGCGATGGACGTCCTGACATCTCTAGTAGTCTTTTCTTATTTTCTGCTGCTGTACCAATAAACCATTCGGGCTTGGTTTTTCTAATTAATTTGTCAAATTTCGAGTCATAACACTCCTGACTTTTATGGATGTAGCTTCCCAATGCTCGAGCTAATCCCCTTTCCTTCGGATATTTTGAATTGATGGATGGCTTTTTTGTTAATTCCAGTAATTTCTTTTTGTTTTCCGATACCGTATCAATAAACCAGTCCTGTTTCGTTTTACGGATTAATTTATCAAAGACTAAATCATAATTGTTAGAGGACTCGTTAGTATAATTGACTAGTACTTGCCCAAGCCTAGCTTCTTCCAGGTCCTTTGAGTGCTTACTTGGCCTGTCCCTCAGTCCTAATAACTTCTTCTTGTTCTCAGTTGCTGTATCGATAAACCACCCTGGCTTCGTCTTTCTGATTAGTTTATCAAATTCTGGGTCATAGAAACCATTAGTTTTACGGGTATATGTACCCAATATATATCCAAGCCGCCTCTCTTCTTGGTCCTTCGCCTTCTGGCTCGGCCTGTCAGTCAGCCCCAACAATTTTTTCTTGTTCTCAGTTACTGTATCGATAAACCACCCCGGCTTCGTCTTTCTGATTAGTTTGTCGAAAGTTGGATCATATATACGACTCTTACTACGTGTATAATTAGTTAGAGCGCAACTCAACCGATGTTCTTTAGGATCCTTTGAGTGCTGAGATGGTCTGTGCTCCAGTTCTAACAATTTTTTCTTATTCTCAGCTGCCGTATCTATAACCGGGAAGTACTTGTCCAATAACCCCGGGTAATTCTTTTTTAAATGATTTAAGAATCTATTTCCACCCCTAATCTTGGATAAATCTGATCTAGTATTCATCAGTTCACCTTTTATTCCATTTATCC